GATCTTCTGTCTGTCCGTGCCCTGCATCTCCTTGGTGACGAAGGTGTGTATGGGCAGGTGTGCTGTGTTGGTGCAGTCGGCCACGATGGGTATGAGGCTGAAGTCCTCCACCAGGTTCTCGGTGGGGTCTGTGAAGTCTCCATACACCCCTGACTGTTCCGTGAAGAACTGGAAGTGCCACGTGGAGTGTGCACCTTCGTAGTAGGATCCGAATGCGTGATTGCCCAGGTCGGGCAGTTCCATTTTCTGTGGCGGGTGTTCCCATGTGATGTTACCCCTCATCTGTAGCAGTTGCACCAAGGTTGAGAAGTTTGAATTTTGGTCTCGTGCTATGGCCAGTGTGTGCTTGTCCTGTATGTCGTTGCCTGCATCTGTTGTGAATGGAAACTGCCGTTTCAGGTTACCATTGTTGGTGATGTCTACCAGTGTGTGGATCCTGTACTCGTGCATAGTGATCTTTACGCCAAGAAAAAAGGGCGAACCTAATTAAAGATCCGCCCCTTTTTGGTAAACTACCTAACGTCTGTATTATTATACAGCCGCCGCAGTTAAGATAGCGATGTCAGTTGCTGTTACTGTAGCACTTGAAATAGTTGCTGTAACTGAACCTGCACCGTTCAACGCTCTGATGGCATCTCTTAAAGTGTCTGCACTTATTAGAGTACCCAGAGAGTCTGTTCTCACTGTGTAAGTTTTCTGTGTACCTGTATCAGCCAACGGTCCTTCTGAAAGGATGTTGATGTACGAACCGATAACTGCTCTTGTCGCCTCTAAACCTGCTGTTGCAGATCCAGATGACAAGTCGCTTGTTTCAGCCGCCATTGAGTTGATGAAGTCCACTGTGAAAGAAGATGTTGCTACACCTTCTAGTTCAACATTAGTAACGTGACTAAAGTTATTTTTAGTTGCTGGCATTTGTTTGCTCCTGTTTTAATTAAAATAAAATCAATACGATTATGCGTATTTGAATGTAGTTTTAATTGTTACAGCAACAGTACCTGAACCAAAATTAATTGAGTCTACTGTTCCTAGGTTGATGATGTCTTCTACTAAAACTTGAGCTAAAGTTCCTGTCACAGTTCCATCTAATGATGTGAAATCATTGATAGTGCTTGTGAAGTCACCTTCTAGTAAGAAATCTTGTTTCGTACCAGTGTCATAAACCGCACCTGCGGCTAAGATTGTTGCTCTTGATAGTATAGTGTTAGAGACCGCTTCCATGGCTTCTCTTGAAGCATCTGCGTCTACGTCCCAGTCCACTGCGATCATAGTGATTGCCTTACCGATAAAGTCTTGCTCTCCGATTAGTGCAGTCACCGTTCTGTTTGGTGCTATTGGCATTTGTTATCCTCCTTTTTTTCTGTTAACATAATGCTTTGATTCCGCTCAGGAATCAAGTTGTAAGTATTTATAGGTAATTTTGGTAAATTATGCTGTAATATTACTTTTTCAGCCAAATTTCGTCACTTCTTGTGCGACTATGGAAACTATAACCCCATCTTTGCAGAATATACTTTGCCTCATCAACTATTTTAGGTCTTTTTGTCTTCTTCATCTCGATGTTGATCACAGGCGAATTTTGCTGTAATGTCCATGCGGCACCTTTGAGTAGAGGAACTTCGAAACCGTCAACATCTATTTTCACATAGTCGACTTCTTTGAAATGGAAACTGTCAAGCGTTTTACATTCTATGTCTCCGTCCTGTGGTTGTGTGTCTCCAACCTTGTCATTGAGATGTGTTGCATTCGTGCCTTGGTTTGCTGTGTGTTGGTGACTGCTCAGAGCATAAGGATACAACTTGACATTTGACTCATGTATGTTCATATTGAAACATTCTCTGAAATTAGGGTTTGGTTCGAAGCAGATGACCTTTGCAAATCTTTTGGCCAGTGGTCTGGTCCATTGTCCTATGTTACTGCCTATGTCTATTGCGTTCCGCCAACTGCTAACCACTTTGAGGCCAGATTCACGTTGTGCGAGTTGGCCGTCTCCGGCGTCTTCTAGGTAAGTGGGTTTGGTGTGCTGGCCATACAATACCCAGAAACTATTTGCTCCCGGCATCGCACTCTTTACATGCACAGTCTGGACAGTCCCTGCACTCTGTACAGGATCTCCGGCAGTGCTGTTCGCACTCACACTTCTCGCAAATGTATTTGATCGTCATCATAGTTCCTTGAATTTTTTCAGTATGTCGGTGTTGGGTAGTTTGGATTGTAATTGCTGTTGCAGTCTGTGTAGGGTCTGCATCTTCATTTTTGAATTCAAATTGTTGTAGTCGGCCACTGCTCGCCTGATGTTCTTGAGGTTGGCATCTTGTATGTTGAGTGATCGTTCCAGGTGTGTGAGATTCTTGTAATGATCCTCCCAACTCCTCAGGTACCTTCTCAGTGCCATGACCGGCACCGGCTGTCTCTGCCTCATTGCCTGTGCTTGATCCTTGTTCTTCAGTTTCTTTGTGATCTCGGGATCTCCTGACACGATAGCCAGCATGTTTGAGAGATCGTTGTTGATCATCCTCACCTGGTCAAAGGTGCCTTTTGCCATTGTGTGATCCGCGTATGCTTTCACGAACGGCATGGTGTCCTTGTTCTGGCTCATTAATGCCAGGGCCAGGAAACTGACATATATCCTCTCCGTGACCTCTGGGAAAGTGAATCTCTGCAAGTCACTATGTCTTCTTATTACTTTGCCTTCGGATACATACTTTAAAAATGGTGTTAACATACGGGTATTTATAGGGCATATGCAACGAAACTTTATTCTCACAGATGTAATGAAGACTGGACAAAATCAGCACTATGCAGATTTTATCTCCATGCATAGTTTACCTAATCAAACGTTTGACATGACTTGTGAATATTACACTTTGCAATGGTATGATTTAGACGCCTATGATAGGAAATTCGCCATCATCGATGTCAATCATGGCAACGCCAGAGTAGCGGACAACAAAGAATTTAATGAAGAATTACAGCGTAGATTAGACTTACTAAAGAGTCAAGGATTTGTTTTCATAGCGGCCAGCCCTTGGGAGTCAATAGAAAATATTCAAAGCACAGATCAAGAGGAAAAAGTCTGGCCCAAATTTACAACAGAGCACGTCAAATGGACTGGAGGTACCAGTTGGTTTTGGTATTACATGTATAAAAAACACAAGGGCAACACATTTAATTTCACCCATAATCACAATGGCAGTTATTGGCACAAGAAACATGACTTTCTCTATCTAAATAAAGCGGCCAGGCCCCACAGAGTAGAACTTTATGATCATTTGTTAGCAAAAGGTTTGCTTACTAACAGTATACACACATTCCATTTGCATAAATCAAAAAAAAGTGTTATGCCTGACGGGTACGAATTACCCAATGTCGATGCAGACAAGTATCCACGTTTTGGATTAGATCAAGATATCTATGAATTACCTTACATCGATACAGTGTGTAGTTTGGTATCAGAAACCAACGATAATGATTACGACGTGTTCATGACTGAGAAGATATGGAAACCAATAATTGCACAACATGTTTTTGTAGTGCATGGCAACTACTTGTATCTACAGAAATTAAGAGAGATAGGGTTCAAGACATTTGGAAATTATTTTAATGAGAGTTATGATCTCGAACGGGATCCTAGAAAACGAAGAGACAAGTTAGTTTCTCTCTTGCAAGATCTTAAGGCAAAGTGTAGCGAAGGGAGTGTGGTGGAAAGCGGCAACAAGAAATGGCAAGACATATACCTGCAGACACAAGCACTGAGGAAACACAACTATGATACCTTCTTTGATGAGAAAAAATTGAGTGTCCAGATCAACAAGACATTAGAACTATTTCTTGAATTTGCTGATAGCCGTCAAATTCCTTCTTGAGAATCCCAACCTATCTACCAACTTAACAGCATTACCTGACTTGTCAACAGCAACAAAACCCTCTGGTTCAGTCACCTCTAGGCCGCCATCCGTCTGTTGGAACGAACCTATGGCCTGTGCTTGGTTCATCTTCTTAAGCACAAATCCTTTCATGGTCTGCACTGCTTTGTAGAACATGAGCATGGCCTGTAATGGTTTCTTGGCCCTGTTAAGGAACACTGGCATCTGCTTCATCTTGTCCTGTCTTAACTGCAATGCCTTTTGTGCTTTGAGTCCTGACATCTGTTGTTGCATTCTATCTGAATAGAACTTCTTGAATC